TTTAATTATAAATATAACTAATTTTCTATAAAATAAACTATAAGTGTATGAAAAGTAATGAAAAAAGGAAAAACGTCAAAAATTTTGGGGTTTCGGACCGTGAAAGTGAGTTATGGAACAGTTGATTCAATCAATTTCAAATCGGTTTATCTCAATATCCAAACTTGGGTTGAACCAAAAACTAACAATGATAACTGGCAAAGAATAGTTCTCAATTTAAACAGAGCAATAAAACACACCATCTATGAACACGTTGATAAAAATATGTTCGATAACAAGTTCATTGTTGATATGGACTTACGTTCAAGTGGTTTGAATAAAGGAAAAAAATCTTTTTTAAATTTGGAAGTAACATTATTCACAAACGAAACCCAAGATAATTTCAAATCAAAAAAATTAAAAGATACTTTAAAAAATCTGAGTAAAAAAATAATCGAAGAAAACTTTTATAATAACTCGTATTTTAAATTTCATTTGAGAAAAACAACAAAAATCGAAAAGGTAGGTGTTAATTTGGGAGAAGTTTAATATTTATAATAAAAAATATTAAATGGAACTTCCAATATTAAAGCCAGGTCAAATCAATCAAAAAGGAATTTTGATTGAATACGATGCGGGATATATATCCCCAAAACACGAATTCAATTCAAAAGTTCTCAGAGAACAAAAAGATTTGTCTGACTACTCTAAACCTTTTGAATTTTATGCGGTTCTTCAAAAATATAACACTCCTAATAGGAATGGTAGAATATATCCTGAAAGAATACTTAAGCGTGAAGCTGAGAACTATAAAAAGGCAATCGCGAAAGGTACTTCACTTTCTGAATTAAATCACCCTGAGTCGTCTTTAATTGACCTTGATAGGGTTTCACACATTATTAATGAAATATGGTGGGATGGTCCTGTATTGATGGGAAAATTAAAATTATTAACAAGTCCAGGTTTCCACGAAAGAGGAGTTTGTTCAACAAAAGGAGATTTAGCTGCAAACTATCTAAGACAAGGGGTGACTCTTGGAATATCTTCTCGTGGTGTTGGGTCTTTGAAAAAAGTGGGAGAACAAAACGAAGTTCAAGATGATTTTGAATTAATTTGTTTTGACCTTGTATCTTCACCATCTACTCCAGGGGCTTATTTGTTTAAAAACCCTGAAGATAGATTTAACTACGAAGAAAATTTAGAAGAAGAAAAAAGAGCAAAATCCGAAAGGATTGCGGGGGACTCAATTGGTAAGTCAGTTGACTTAATGAAAAGATTATCCGATTATTTGGGAAAGTAATCCCAAATATCAATGTCTTTTGTAGATAAAATTATCAAAACTAATCGGTTAGAGTACGTCGGCCAATTTCAAAAAAAAGATGGTGAATTGTCTTTTGATTGGATTATGAAACGGGAACGTCTCAATGACAAAAGAGGAAGAGTTTATTTTTTTATCGAAGTTTCACAAGATGGGTCCAAAAAAATTCTAAAAATAGGAAAATCTAATTCCAAATCAGGAATCAAAGGTACTCTATCCAATTACATTTCAGCTTTGAAAGGAACTCCTGGAGTTAATCGTTTTTCACTTCATCATTTGATATGTGATAAATTAAATGAAAAAAAACAAATGTTAGTTTATTGTATTTTTATAGAATCGGTAAAAAAACGAATAACAGGAATATTCAAAACTTCATTAATTCAAATTCCTCTTGATGTGACATACATTGAAGAGTTATGTTTGAAAGAATATTTCGAGGAATATTCCAATTATCCTGAATGGAATTTTCAAGAGTCCAACACAAAGATACCATTGAATTTAATTGAAAGTTTTGGTAGATTTATTGAAAATAAAAAGTTAACAAGGAAAAAATGAAAACACCACTCAGGTACGCAGGTGGAAAAACAAGAGCGATTAAATTTATAACTCCCTTTGTTAAAGATTATCAAGAAATATATTCCCCATTTATTGGTGGAGGTTCTTTAGAAGTTCATTGGGCTAGTTTAGGAAAAAAAGTTTACGGATTTGATATTTTTGACGCTTTGGTAAATTTTTGGAATGTGTTATTAAACAATCCAAAAGAGTTATCTTTGAAACTTCAACAAATTTCTCCTACAGAAGAAGAGTATAAACGAATAAAAGATATTTTAATTAATTGGGATAAAACTCAAACCCTTTTATCAGATTGGAAGACCGATTATTATAAAAGAACAACACCAATAAGTTTAGATAACATCACAGCGGCGGCTTATTATTTTTTCAACCATAACACTTCATACGGACCAGGTTATTTGGGTTGGGGTTCAAAAGTATATTTGAATCAAAATAAATGGAATTCGATGGTTAAAAAAATTGAAACTTTTAATCTCAAAAATTTAATGGTTCAAGAAATGTCTTTTGAGAATGTTATTGGAAATAATCCAAATAAGTTTTTATATTTGGACCCCCCGTATTACTTAGAAAAAGACAATGACAATAAAATGTTTACAGGAATTTATCCAATGAGAAATATCCCTGTTCATCACAATAACTTTGACCACATAAAACTAAGAGACCTACTTTTAAATCACAAAGGAAATTTTGTTTTATCCTATAACAATTGTGAAACCATTAGAGAATATTATAAAGATTTTGAGTTATTTTATCCTAAATGGAATTATTCTATGGGGAATGGTGAAACTCGAATAGGAAAAAATAGAACCGAAATGGGAATCACTAATTCTAAAGAATCTCACGAAATTCTAATTGTTAAACGTTGACAATTAAAAAATAAAATACGATTATTATAAAAAAAAAATTATGGACGAAAAATATTTTGTAGCAAAAATCTCCATTGATATGGTAGATTCAGAATCAGGTAAGATTAAAAAACAAAAAGAAGAAAAATTGGTTAAAGGTTACAACCCAACTGACGTTGAAGCCAAAGTGACCAAGGTTTTTGAAGCTTATACTCAAGATTGGAGAATTACCGCAATAGTTGAAAGTAAAATTGACGAAGTTATTGACTAAGTTTTTTTTGGGTGTTTTGTTTTTATGAGTAAAGAAAAGGGGGAATTATCCCCCTTTTTTATTTTGTGCTTTTTTCATTCTCGAAAATATTTATATAAAAATTAAAAAATTCTACTCTCTTAAAAGTGAAAAATAAACTTTTTTGAGAGAGGGATATATTTATATAGAAAAAAATAGTGATGTCAAAAGAAAAATCATTAGTTGAAGATGCAATCATCCAAATGAAAAATTTGGAAGAAGCGATTGCTGAAAACGCAAAAGGAATACTTGCTTCCACTATGGGACAAGAAATCAAAGAATTAGTAAAAGAATCTCTAAACGAATCCGATGAGGAGGAAGAAGAAGAGGTTGAAGATGAAGTTGATTCAAACCTAGAAGATGAAGATTCAGAAGAAGGTGATGATGATACTGATAATATAGACGTTACCTCTGACGTTACGGATATCGAAATGTCTGATGACAATTTAGATATCTCTGACGATGATACGATTGATATGACAGGTCACGATGTTGATGATGTTCTTAAAGTTTATGAACTTATGGGACCTAACGACGAATTTGTTGTAGTTAAAGATGACTCAGGAAATTTGAACGTAAAAGCAAGTGGCAAAGAATATATGATTGTTCAAGAAGGTGACGAAGAACAAACTACTATGGAAGATACAAATATGGAAGATTCTATGGAAATGGAAGAAACACAAGATTATTCAGATGAAACAATACAAGATATTGTTGACTCTGTTTTTTCTAAAGATTCTGACGATGAAGTTGAGGTTTCAGATGACGAAGAAATCGTTTATGAAATTGAAATGGATGAGGATTCAGAGGAAGAAGTTATGGAAGATTCAGATGAAGAATATTCAGATGAAGAAGAAGTAATGGAATCTTATGATGAAGAAGAATCATACGAAGAAGAAGTAATGGAAGATTCAGATGAAGAATATTCAGATGAAGAAGAAGTTATGGAAGAATCAAAAATGTCCATTAAACCAAAAGGTTTAGGAATCGGTTCACCAAAATTCAAATATGACAAAAAACCTAATACATCAGGTGGTTTTGATGTTGTGAAGAAAAAAGCAAACAAAACTATGGGTACAGGTAAAGCCAAATTTGAATACAAAGAAGGTGAAAATATGGACGGAAAAATGAAATCCGTTAAAAAAATGGAAACAAAAGAAGCGTCTCGCACTCTTGGTACAGGTAGATATTTCGGTAAGAAAGGTTTACCAAAACCAAAAGCAGCACCGAGACATCTTCGTGTTGAATCTGTTGAGAATGAATTAAATCTTCTCAGAGATAAAAATGAAGAGTACAAAAACGCTCTTAACGTTTTCAGGAACAAGTTAAATGAAGTGGCAGTTTTCAATTCAAACTTAGCTTACGCTACACGTTTGTTTACAGAACACTCAACCTCTAAACAAGAGAAAATCAACATTCTTAAAAGATTTGATAATGTTGAATCTCTTAAAGAATCAAAAAACTTGTATAAACAAATAAAGGATGAATTATCAAATGAAAGCTCAAAACCAGTAAATGAGTCGTTTGAACGTATTGTTGAAAATACTCAAGCTTCAGGTTCAGCTGTTAATTTGATTGAATCAAAAACTTATGAGAATCCACAATTCTTAAGAATGAAGGACCTTATGAGTAAATTAAAATAAAACATAAAAATAAATAAAAAGTAAAAAACCAAAAAAATGGGAGCACTTTTAGAATCAGGTCTTGTTGGTAACATCGGTCTTAAGCACCTTAAAGTTATCAAAGAAGACACAATCAACAAATGGGACAAGTTAGGGTTCCTTGAAGGCCTTAAAGGTCACCTAAAAGAAAACGTAGCGCAACTTTATGAAAACCAAGCGTCATATTTGATTAACGAAGCAACTTCTGATGGTTCATCAGGTTCTTTTGAAACAGTTGTTTTCCCAATCGTAAGACGTGTTTTCTCTAAATTGTTAGCTAACGATATCGTATCAGTACAAGCTATGAACTTACCAATCGGTAAATTATTCTACTTTGTACCTAAAATCCAAGGTTTCAGTGGTGGAACAAACACACAATGGACAAATGTATCATCAGGTGACCATTATGCACCTGTAGGTTCTCCAGGAAATTATCCTGGTAATCCTAATGCAGGTTACACAACTGGTACAGGAAGTAACAACGCTACTTTCTCTAAAAACCTTTATGACCTTTTCTACGAAGGAACTGAGCCAGGTCTTGACCCAGCAGGTTTATTCGACTATTCAAAAGGTCGTTGGTCAGCTATCACATCAGCTGCAGACATCCAACAATGGTATAACGGTTCATTACAAAATGCTGTTATATCAGGTGATACAACTGGTAATGGTGTTATCGCATCAGGTAACCACAGAAAAGTTATCATCAAAATGTGTGGATTTGCTGATACAGGCGCTGGTAAACTTATCGGTCCTGATGGAAACGAAATGGACACTGAGTCATTCTTAAGTGACCTTATCGTTTATACAGGTGCTGGTTTAACAATCGCAGGTGATTCACCTTGTGCTGTTTCTACAGGAGCATTATTGTTTAGAGTTGTTACTCAACAATACGGAAAAGGTATTGTACAATATGGTACAACAACTAACACAACTTGGCCTTCAACAGGAAACGGTGGTTCTTTCAAGAACATTTGTGACGCTAACGGATGTATATATCTTGAAGTAGATTTATCTTGTCCAGTATGTGCTGATTGTAACTCATCTTCATTAGATGGTTATACAGGTACAACTATCGACGAAGCTTTAACTTCAACTTCATTCTATACAGCTTGGAGACGTTACGAAGAATTAGAATTCGAAGATAAAATCGGTGAAGTATCATTTGACCTTGAGTCAGTAACAGTTTCTGTAACTGAAAGAAAACTCAGAGCACAATGGTCTCCTGAATTAGCTCAAGACGTTGCAGCATTCCACAACATCGACGCTGAAGCTGAACTTACAGCTTTATTGTCAGAACAAGTGGCAGCTGAAATCGACCGTGAGATTCTACGTGACCTTCGTAAAGGTGCGGCTTGGAACTTACGTTGGGATTACAACGGATGGAGAAGAATTTCTTCAACTACTTCTTACACTCAGAAAGATTGGAATCAAACTTTGATTACAGCTATCAACCAATTATCTGCTCAAATCCACAAGTCAACACTTCGTGGTGGAGCTAACTGGATTGTTGTATCAAGTGAGGTTTCTGCTATCTTCGATGATTTAGAATACTTCCACGTATCTAACGCTTCACCTGAGCAAGACCAATACAACATGGGTATTGAAAGAGTAGGTACCTTAGCTGGACGTTACCAAGTATATCGTGACCCTTATTTCCCATCTAACCAAGTGTTAATCGGACATAAAGGTACATCGTTACTTGATACTGGTTACATCTACGCACCATATGTACCTCTTCAATTAACTCCTACAATGTACAATCCATTCAATTTCACACCGATAAAGGGTATTATGACCCGTTACGCGAAAAAAATGGTGAACAACAGGTTCTATGCCAGAATTACTGTAGACGGTGTTCGTACATTCGACGTAAGAGAATTAAGATAATTAATTCTTTAATAAAAAAGAAAAAAAGGTCAGAGAAATCTGACCTTTTTTTGTTATAAATATATTAATTGATTTTTTGGCCGTATAGATTATATTTATTTTATATGAAAAAATATAATCCCTCAAAAGAAGAGATTGATAATATACTTAAAATGTATAATCAAGAGCTTTTAGGGTCCTCAAAAATATCTGAAAAGACAGGATTACATAAACAAATTGTTTTAAGAATTCTTAAAGAAAATGGAGTAAAATTAGGCCCTTCAGGAAGAAGATTTATTGGTGGTCGTAAAGTTGCCATGCAAAAATATGAATCTAAACCTGAAACAAAGGAACGTAAGAAAAATAATCACCAAAAATGGTCCAAACAAAATAGAGAAAGATTAAATGAATACCATAAAAAATGGAGACAAAAAAACATAGACAAATACAGAGAAACTAAACGTAATTACGAAAGAACTCGTAAACATAATGACCCTCTCTATAAACTAATCTCAAATTTTAGAACTGCTATTTATCAAGTATTAAAAGAAAACAACGTAGATAAAAACGGACATTATTTTGAAATTCTAAAATACTCACCCGAAGAACTTATATCTCACTTAGAAAAACAATTTAAAGATGGTATGACGTGGGATAACTATGGGGAATGGCACGTGGACCATTTTATTCCTATATCTTCATTTAATATAAAAGAAATTGGGGATAGTGAGTTTATGAAATGTTGGTCTTTATCTAATCTTCAACCAATGTGGGGGGAAGAAAATATAAGAAAGTCAAATAAGATTTTTTAGTTTAAAAGATATTTATTTGATGTATGAACTTAACTAAAACTTTGACTGAAATACTTTCTGAAGAATTGGTTAAAGAAAAACTTTCTGATTTAATTCTTGCGGCAACCATTTACGGAGAAGCCGGTGGTGAGGGAGAGCAAGGAATGAAGGCTGTTGCAAATGTGATAAAAAATCGAGCGGATTCAAAAGGAATTTCACCCAAAGATGTGGTTTTAAAACCAAAACAATTTTCTATGTGGAATAACAAACAAGATAAAAAATCTCAAATCAACTATATTAAAAATATAAATTCTCAAGCTTCGAAAAATCCAAACGTTAAATCTGTTTGGGATAAAGCTAAATCTCTTGTGTCCACTCATATAAATTCAAAGGGTGATGATGTCACCAAGGGAGCTGAATATTATCATACAATTTCAATAAAACCATATTGGACAAAAAATTTGGAATATACAACTACAATTGGAAAACATAAATTTTATAAACCATTAATTAAAAGTTCTTAAATGGTTTTTTCTAATTTTAGAATATTTATTAAAATATGATTAAAGGTTATAAATTTTTGATTAACGAGGAAGAAAAATCTCGTATTTTGAATCTACATCAAAATCGTACTCGTTCTCAATATCTTAATATTTCAGAACAAGACAACGATGAAACTGACCCAACAAAAAAAGAAAAAAGACAACAACAAAGACAACAACAAAGACAAGATAGACAAACAGAGTTAGAAAAACAAGAAAAAGAAAAACTTCAAGTTCCTACTTCAGGTACAGGAGCTATTCCACCTGATAATACTAATACAAATACAGGAGCTAATCCACCTGATAATACTAATACAAATACAGGAGCTGAATCACCTAAAAAATTTCAGATTTGGTCAATGGACGATGACGCTGGTATCGCTCGACCAAATCCTACAACCACAAGCTCTTCTGATAACCAATCTGAAATAGAAAAAAACCAAGAAGATAAAAAAGAAGAATCTTCTCAAGTAACAATCAAACCAGAAGATAAGAAAACAATAGACTTCAAATCTTCTAACGAAACTAGTAGTCCACCTTTTAGTTATATGAATGGGTCGGAGTTAAGTTATAATACTCATTACAATACGGATAAAGACGGAAAATATAATGGTGACATATATCGAATTGATATTTTTGATTCGGACCTAACAACAGAAAAAAATAACGTTAGTTTATATGTGTATGGAAAACCACAAGATGGTGCTCCTGACCCAACTGAAATTAAATTTAACCCTAATGATAAAGAATTTATAAAATTTCAAAACCTATTAAACCAAACCAAAACAAAAGAAGACTGGGATAAGTTGGTTCAAGATAGTTTGCGTGGTGTAACACCAACAATAACTCCTAATTCTGAATCAAATTCTCAAACAACACAAACCAAAACAGAATTTGTTCTACCAAAAACTCATAGTGAAGGTGTTTCTCAAATAACGGAAAAGTTAAAAAGTTTGGGGTACGATACCACAAATATTGGAACCGCTGTTTTACAATTTTTAGAAAAAAACAAACCAAGTTAAGTTTATGAAAAGGAAAGAATTAATACTACTCGAAAATAGACTAAGAAAACTTTTAAAAGAAGATACTATTACAGACCCTGGTACAAATGAAAAGGTTGAAGTTGCTTCAGGAGTAAAATTACCCCCACCAGGTCCAACTGGTGAAGAACTTGATTCAATGTTGAATGATAAACATGGATTAGAAAAAGATTCATCATTAAAATTTAATTGTAAATTAAGACGCCCAAAAGATGCGTCTGGTAAGGAATACGATGATTGGATGAAATCTCCTTATGATGGCGGAGTTGTTAGATATGAAAATCCAGATGGAGTAGTAATGTATTTTTATGCCAAACCAGACCTCTCCAAAGGGGTGCCAGACATAAATGGACTTATGGGTAATACCTCACATAAAGCTTTGAATACATTTACGTCTCAAGACCAATGGAACAATTTTGTTAAAAGAATCAATTCTAAAAAAGCTAAAACTTCTTCTGTTGGGGTTACAGGTGTAGATAAAAATAAAACTACTCAAATACAACAATTTATTTCAGATAATTTTAAGGATTATGTAACATATCTTGGTACAAAACCTGTTGATGGGTATTGGGGTGTTAAAACAGACGAAGCAATTTTGAGAATTATACACGATATAGAACAAAAAACGAAAACTTAAATTAAAATGACTGCGGCAAACGTTGAAAAAACCCAATCAAAAACTTCTAAAATAGGTTAAAAAAATTAATTTTCTTGATTATTTTCTTCAGGTCTTCCTAAAACACGAATTGACTTGGAAATAACTTCACTTTCTCCTATTGAGAAACAACCTTGTTCGTAAGCGTATTTAACAGCTTGAGTTAAAATATAGGTCGCATTTGCTTTATTCATTGTGGTTAAAATTAATTCCAACTGAGTATCACTTTCAAGAGTGATTAGGTTGAATAACTTACCAAATTGTTTTTCTGATTCCATATTACGTAAAATATAGTTTAATTTCTTGAAATAATCAATTTTAAAGGGTATTTATATATTATGTCGAAAGATATCATTGATTTGGCTTTAAATCAAATTAAGGGGAGAAAAAACCCATTAGATGAGATGACCACAGCAAATGGTGCCGGTGCTTATAGTATTCCGTTAACACCAGGTACAAGAATATTTGATAAAGATGCGTTGGAACCATACACAATTAAAGTTTCAAAGTATGACGACGCTCAGTTAGCTTATGATAGTTATGATGGAAAATTAAATGTTCCAAAAAAGAAAGCTAAACAAATGGAAAAAAACGCAATTAGAATCTCAAAATATAAAAAGTCTCATCCTAATTTAAGTGATGATGATGGTGATATTATAAATCCAATTGGTAAGTCAATCAAAGAAGCTTCATCTGTTGATGGCGGACTATATAATGGACCAATAGAGTTGGGATTAAAAAAATGGAAACAAAGTGAAGTCGCACCTTTTTCAAAATTTGTTAAAAACAAAGCTAATAAATATAAAATTAAAAAAGGATTAAAAAATAACATTGAAAGAGAAGTTGGTAAGTGGGAGAAAGGAATAAATGGAACATATGAAATTGATACACATCCTGTTCATACCATAAAAGAAGATTTGGCCGTTTGGTTTGGAAAAAAGAAAAAACCAAAAGGGAGTTCTCAACCAAAAGGTCCTTGGGTTAATATATGTCGAAAAGTTAATGGAAAACACCCTCCTTGTGGAAGACCCGAAGCCTCAAGTAAGGGGTATCCAAAATGTAGAGCAGCTGGAGTTGCAGGAAAAATGAGTGATTCACAAAAACGTGCAGCTTGTGCTCAAAAAAGAAAAGCGGAAAAAACACATTCCAAATCAGGTACAGGAAACAAACCAAAAATGGTTTCTTATAAAACCAAAAAGAAGGTAAATGAAATGGTTAATAAAATTATTTCTTTACTAAAAAATTAACAAATTTTAACAATTTTTTTTATTGACTTATTTGTGGTTCACGAATTTATGCTTACATTTGAAGTATGAAAACAATCGTAATCACCCTCGGACTCTTTATTGGACAAGTATTTGCTCAAAGTATCAGTATTGATAGAATTGTGAATATCATTCATTATCCAGCAAATGATATAGCCTATTCAAGGAATGGAAAATTTCCTTTTGACTCTGTGCTTAATCCTAAATTTTTTAATGATAAGAAAGCTGTTATAAATTCCCCTAAAAGACGTTATGTTTATACCAAGTTTGATTTTAGTAAGAAAAAAGTTTCGACCATCTACCACGGAAATTTTATTTTCTCAGTAGATTCAATTTCTTCAATCAAAGTGTTGAATGACCATCAAATTGAAGTTAATATATCTGTCAAAAGTGATGAAAGACAAAGTAGAGAAGATATGGATTTGGCTCCAGGTCAATTAATGAAATATATATCCTATATTATAGATTTAAAAGAAAACAAAGTTACTATGAATTGTTATTATACGAACTATGGTAGAATTTACTCAGGAGTTTTAATTGAAAAAACTCTCGATAAATTACGACTAAATATATACGAGTAATCTTTATATCACATATTTAAAAAAGTTGGGTCCTTAACTCAACTTTTTTTTATTTTCTAAGTATTTATTAATAAAAACAAAATGAAAAAAGTTATTAGACTTACAGAATCAGATTTATACAGAATAGTAAAAAGAGTGATTTCTGAAGAATTACCACCAACTGGTGGAA